TCTATACCTCTTTCATAATCGCCATACTTACTTTTTATTATATCCTCAGATTCATTTGTAATAATAAATTCTGGTTTATTTTTATCTATAAAAGACTCTAAAATTAAATTTCTAAATTTCATATTTCCCCCTAACCAAAATCCCCAAATGGGTTTGTTTCTTCAGTTTTTTGTCTTATTGGTTTTTGTCTGACTTCTTGAGGATATATAACTTCGTCCTCTATTACCGTTTCTTCTGCTCTATGTTTAACATTTTCTAATTGTTCTTCTTCATCACTAAATATTGCTTCAAGGTTACCAAAATCTTCATATTCAAATGTATCGCTTGTTGAAATATCTTGCGCTTTTGATAAATCATCGTGATTATAAAAATATGTTTTAAGAGTTAATTTATATACATTCTTGTGTCTATTTGATGTAAAAACATTGTTATTACCGTGTTCAGTTGAAGCCAATTGAAAATTTGTGACTTCCATTATTTTTTGGCTATCAAAAATAACAAGATTACCATTAGGTAAATTATCAACAGACGCTTTACCTTCTTTATTAGTTATTTCAGGATGCAGTCTTTCCATATCAGATCTTGATACAAATATACTTATAGTATCAAGATTTTGTAAACCAAACTTACTAAATAAATCACTATCGCCTTCCCACATATCAGTTGCAGATGGCATAGCATATAATTCGTGAATTGCTTCATTATCTATTTTAATATGACTATGTTCTCCAAAGATTTCATCTTGATTAATTTTTTCAGTTATTAAGTATTTTATAGGTACACCATATAAATTAATAAGCTCTTCAGAGGTACTTTTAAATAATTCATATTCGCCATCATAATTACTGCTACCTATATTAAAATTCATACGGTACTCCTTTTAATTTTATTTATCAAAAGGCTTCGCCGTCTGATGGAAAATGATTTATTTCTGACGAACCATAAGATTGTTGTATAGGATCGTTTTCCCATACTCCTTCTGTAAAAGGAGAAGTAATTTCGTCATCATCACTAAAACTTAAATCAAGGAAGTCTGCAGTATCTTCTTCTTCTTTTTCTCTTTCAGCTTGTTTTTGTTGTATTAAATCAGCAAAACCTTTAAAGTTATCCCAGTTATTAATATCAAGGAAAGGTGCAAATACAAGCATTAGTGACATTACAAGATCATCTTTATACCCGTCCTCAGCACTAAAAGAACCATTTTTCTTTTCTATAAAGTTAAATAATTCATCAAGAGTTCTTTTATCATTTATAATCAATAAATCTTCTTCAATAAATTTTTTTAAAAAAGAAGTCATTAATTTTTTTGTTTTTGTCGTTGTTCTAATACCTTTTAAATTTCTTTTAAGTTTACCTCTACCATCTCTTTCAATATAAACTTCTCCTTCATATTCATATTGGTCTACTATAAGATTAATTAATGTTGCTTCTGTATTATTTTCTTGTACCAAATATGCTTTATTATAATAAGTACCTAAATCAAAAACTCTTGATGGTATAACTACAAAACTTTCGTCTAACTTCGCCGAAGCAACTTGTTTAAATGGTAATTTCGTTACATCAATTACGTGTAAACCTATGCTATCTATACCATCTTGTTTAGGGTCAGCTGTTAAAATGTAATGATGCCCTGGAATAGGTTCTTCAAATATTCTTAAACCTTCAAACAAAGAATTAAATATAATATCTTCATCTTGCATATATTTTATATTTTTTAGTTTTGAACCGGAAATTAATGTGCTACTTGAACCCAAAAATTCGTTCCCAAAGTTTTGATTCCAAAATAATTGCCCATTCTTTGCTATTTGTTCTTTCATAAATTGTTCTGGTGGTTTAACTGTACCGTCTTTATTCCATCTTGGTACTTCAGTCCAATCAGCCTCTTCTATTCGATATCCATTAATACCTTGTCTAGCTCCCTCTACAAGATGATAAAAGTGATTTAAACCACCTGCTGTTGAAGATAATATGGTTTGCTTTTCAGCAAGAGCTTCCTGAGCTGGGAATACTGAATCTGCAAACTCTTCCCATATACTTGGTTTAATAAATGCAACCTCATCAACATAAAGAACATGTATTGAATAACCTCTAAATGAATCGCCATTTGTTGCTGATGTCATTATTTTTGTACCATTATCAAACTCTATACTCTGTTTATTCCAAGATACTAAACCTGGTTGCATCCATATAGGTAGTTCAATGAATATCTTCTTAATTTTATCAAGGACCTCTGTTGCTAGTTTTTGCACATTTGCTGCAATACCAATATTAATATTACCTTTAGTGATTGCTTTCCATAATAGATATGTACTAATTGTAACAGATTTACCACTTTGTCTAGGCCAAAATGCAATTACATCATCACCAGTTGTTAATTCATTTTCCAATCTTTCCTGATAGCCCCTTGGTTCAGGTCTAGCTATACCAGTTTTTGAAACAATCTTACAATAATTTCTTCTAAAATAATAATAATCTTCGTGTATTTTTTTGATTTCGGTTTGTTGTCTTTTGTTAAACTTCATTTTTGTATGAGCTCTTTTTAACTGTCTAATACCATTAAATGAAATTGGTTCTTCAAAAGCGTTTAGATAATAACCTTCTTTATTTTGCGGCGTGTCTATACCTGCTAATAATTTATCTTTCATTTCATTTGGCAATTCTATATTATTATTAGCTTCTTTTAATTCATCAAATATTCCAACTACTTTGGACATATAATCTCCTTACAGAATAGGTGCTTCGTTTTTAATTTTTTCATTTAATTCTTTAAACACTTCTTCCCAATTTACTTTATCTGTTTTAACACCTTTTTTGTTTAATGCTAATTTTGTTTTATCTTTAAGATCCTTTGAATCTTTGGCTCTCATAGCTAATTGATAAATTTTATTATCTTTGTTTATGATAGATATAACATTTATACCTTCGTTAACATATTCTTTAAATGTTTTCATATTTAGCCTACCATTTATTTGGTTTTTCTACAGCATCTTCAATATCATTAGCTTTAGTTATTGCGTCATCAACTAAATGGATATTTTTAACTGCGTCTAATAATGGGTTTATTAATTTATTATCCATGTCCAGACTTCTACCATAAGAAATTATTTTATTTATTTCTTCTATTGTAGTATTAAAACTTTTTTTGTAACTCTCGTATGAATTACCTTCTTTTTCTGTTATGTGTTCTCTAAATGTTTTCATTATATTTCTCCTTAATAAATATCTCTCATGTTACCTACAAGCAAACCGTCTGCTAATTCGTTTAGCATATCAGATTTTTCATTATATGGATCGTCTCTTATAAATTGTTTGTGGGCTTTTATATTATTTGATAAATTTATATTTTTCTTTAATTTATATTCGTATCTTTGCCAATTACCTTCAGTACTACCAAAAAGTTCTTTTTCAACTTCTTTAGAACCTTTACCATCAAAGAATTCTTTCCAAACTTTTTGTGCCGATGGTGTTATTCTATTATCCTGAGTTGGAGCTAAAGAACCTGCTATTTGCATTGCAGTTTTATATGCAATTGGCCCATAGCCTTTTTGTGCATATACAGCATCAAAAACATTTAGACCCATATCTTGTTTAATTCCAAATACAAATAATATCTTATCTTCCATACCTTCCATATCATATGATTCTAAAGCTTCTTTTAGCTCAGAATCATTAATATATAGATATGTTAACTGCTTATCAACTCTTAAAGCATATTTACCAAGGTTTTTAGCTGCTTCATTAAGTACTATTTCTCTAAACGTTTTCATTTTTATTAAGCGTAGCTAAGTTCTTTAACTTCTAATGGTTTTTCTAATCCTGCTTCTTTATAAGCATCTTTAGCCATTTTTTCTGTAGGAAAATAAATATAATCAAACTTGTCATGTTTCTTTAAACCCTTCATATCTTTTTTAAATTGTTCTATACTTCTAACTTCTCCATCTTCAGGTGAAAATATATCTTTACCATCAGTTATCACAAATCTTTTTTGGAATACATCAATTGGATGAAATTTCCCCTCTGTTACAAATTCTTTAAATGTTTTCATTTTATTTCTCCTATTTAATCTTTTTTAATTCCATGTGTGGAAGATCATCAAAATTCTGATCTGTGAAAACATCATCTGAATCCCAGTCAAGTCCAAATCTAACTGTATGCGAAATTTTACCTTCTTCTAATAATTTAACAGCAGTCATTTTCACCATACCCATAAGAAAATAAAATCTGGCAGCATCTTTTTTCTTACCAGAAAATGCGTTTGTTCCTTTTTTATATGGCATTATATCAACAGCAAAACTTACAATATTACCATCTTTATCTTTTTTACCTTGATGTTTAGATTTTTTATTAATACCATCAAGTTTACTACGACCAGTCTTAAAAAGTTTTTGTTGTCTTTTTGTAGTTCTAATTCCTTCTAAAATACTAAAATCATATATACTAATAACTTCGCTTAAGATTAGTTGTAAATCTTTATGCAAAGTATTAAATTGTTTTAGGGATTTTTTACCAAATTTATACATTTTGTTCCTCTCCTTTATTATTATTTATTAATCTAAAACTCCGCCGTTTTTAACATAGTTTCTATAAGATTCCATTTCTCCAAATATTGCTTTTGATAATTCTATAATATAATCAATAGCTCCAGACGATTTCATAAATCTTTTTAAACCTGCTAGGTTAGTTGGTTTTTTCTTAAATTCAAATCTTTTAGAGTTAAAACCTGTTGATAAATTACCTATCATACCATGCACTTGTACACCGTTTTCGTCTATGTGAACACCCCAACCAGTTCTACTATCATTATCCATACCATTAATAAATTTTGCATAATAAGCATCTTTTGAAAAATTATCAAGCAAATGAACAATACTGTCGTCTAAAACAAAATCAACTTCACCAAATATTTCAGGAAAAAGTACTTCAAGTTGCGTCATAATCTTTCTTCTAACTTTTTGGCCATTTTCTTCTAATAAGCTTATAAAGTTTAGAATTTCTCTCTTTGCTCTAGGCAAATCACTAGAACCTTTTACAACTCTACCAAGATATAACTTTTTAATTGCGCCATTTTTAAGTATAAATTTAATGTTATTGCCATCTCTTTCTATAGTACTAAATTTATCTGTTAATGTTTCTTTTCCTAAAAATTTTAAAACAGCTGGCATTTCTAATCCAGGAATAACATTCCTAAATAATTCTACACCTTTCTTTAGTTTAATAAATTCCGAATTAATGAAGTCTCCTTCATTATCATAAATTATAAATTCTATAGTTGAAGGCCCTACTCTTGTAGCTACCCAAAAGTCTTCGCCCTTAACAGAAAAAATACTACTACCATTTGTATAACAATACTCACAACTTTTTGAGTCTCCATTAAATCTTAATTCACCACCTGTTTTATTTTTTACAGTATAATTAGTTCTTGTAAAATCTGATAAACTCTTTTTTGAAAGTATCTTAATAAACTTATTTGAAGCTTCATTTATATAATTTGAAAATTTCATCATTTACTCCTTTGGCTCTGAACTATCTTCTATTTCAGGTTTTTCTTCAGGTTCATCACCTTCTTTTTCTTCAGGTTCTGAATCATCAGTACCATCAGCATCACCACCTTCATCGTATGCAACATCGTTTTTGGCGCTTGATATAAATGATTGTATTTTCATTGTTAATTCGTCCAATTCATCTTGGAATTTTAAAACATCTTTTTTTAATGGGTTTTCAGGTTTCATAATGCCTATTACTGGTAAAAATGAAACAGCAACCAAATTTGATTGAATTTCTCTTAATTGAGAAAGAGCTTCAAATTTCATATCTTCATCTAATCTTTGATAATCTTTATTTGTCATGAGGATCTCCTTTTACTATTATTTATAAAACAAACCTTAATTATAATTCATTTTAAGTTTTATAATACCTTTCATTCCAGAAAAAATATTTGATTTTATTAAATTTGCTATTTTTTCGAAAGGTACATTAACCTTTCTTAAATCGTTTGTGTCTTTAAATTTTTCAGGAGTATTCTCAGGCCATAAGAAACATTTATAACCTTTCTCAAGATATTTCAATGTTTCCTCTTTTGACTTCTCGTCAACTACTTGGTTATCCAAACAAAAAATAGGTTCTTTTAAATCTTTAATTCTATCTTCACTTAAATTTGCCCCAAGCTGTGCAATTACATTATCTAAACCTGAAGACATAGCATCGTATATACTTTCAAAAATATAAACAGGTTTTTCCTTATCTATATTGTCCCAATTCCAAACTTTCCATCCTTGATTGCCCGTAACCATATACACAAAGAATTTTTTCTGTTTATAAGCCAGTGCCTGAAAGCCATACCATTTATTACCTATAGTTAATGGTATGATAATAAATTCAGATAAGAATTGTGTTGTTTCATTAAATTTAATTTTATTATTTTTTGGACTATATAACCAATCTTCTTTTGGCTCAATTCCTCTGTTTCTTATATAATCCAAAGCTTCTTGTGGTAGTTTTGTTAAGTTTCCTACTGGGTCTATTAATATAGGTTCTATTTTTGTATCAACAACTTTTATAGGTTCTTTTTGTATATTGGATTTTTTTGCGGGACTTACAGGTGTTCCAAAATCTAATCCTATACTTATTGAATTAATTTCCTGAATAGATGTGGCTTTTTCTTCGTGACCTTCTTCTAAATCATTTTCAGTAACTTTTGTAGTCTCTATATATTTTTTTTCTTCAGGTACTACCGAAGCAAAATCTAACCCTATATCAATATCAGGTTCTTTGGCTTGTTTAGGTTTTTCTTTTAAATTTTTCATTTTTAATTCATTAAAACCTAGACTGCGTTTTTCATTCTTATATAATGCAAATTCAGACGGGTGATTTTCTTTTAAATAATTATATAAATTTGCTCTATAACCACAGTTAAAACATGCTATGGCTGCGTTATCATATGTGTCTTTTGTATATAAATGTAAACGGTGTTTTCTTTTCCACGATTTACCTTCCATACAAATTGGGCATGATACTGCTATATCGGACTCTCCTACATTACCAACTGTATCGTAAGGATGTACCATTAAAAAATATCGTTTATCTATCTCGTCTAATCTTGCCATTTTCTCTCTTTTTTTGTAGTTTATAAATAAATTATATAATAAAATTAATTAATAAAAGGGGTTTTCTATGTTTAAAAATAAAATAATAACAGATTCTTATAATACTTTACTTGAAAATCACAGTGAAAGGGAAGCTAATTATATTTTACTAAATTGTCTTGCAGTGTTGGGTGATAAGAAAATAATTGTATCTGAAACGCTTGACGAAAAGTCAATAGAAAGAGTTAACAGATACAAATATCCTGATAGACTTGCTAGTTTTGTTAATAAAACAAGCAATAAAACTACCCAATGGAGTAACCTATCATTTGCTAAAATAGCTTTTACATAACCTAGAAAAAGTCATCTAATGAAGTTGTGCGTTGTGTTTCATGTGTCACATCATAAAATTTGTTAATTCCTGTTACATGTTGACCAAGCTTTTCGTTCATAAAATATTCTAACATTTTATCAGGGTTATAATTAATTTCAACAGAATTAAATTCTTTAATAATTTCTTCCTGTAATTCTTCAGGTACTTTTGAAAAATCAACAAGAATACGGTTTCTATTAAAATTGTCTCTATATAATTCATGACTATTTAATAAATCATCAAGAGTTTCTTTTGAATGTGCAGCTTTCTCAGCTTTTTTAATACCAAAAGGAACAGTTCTAAAAATATCTTTTTCATCTGTTGTTTGGCCTTTTTTATGCCCACTCTTAACAATTTTATAAACATCGTATTTTTCAATTAGTTCATCTTTTATTTCCATTGAATTAAATTCTTTTACACTTTCTGTATAAATTTCATTTTGTTTTAGGAAAGATTTAAACGGTTCAGAGAACTCAGTCATACCTGTTATACTAGGTACATTATCACCTTTATCTCCTATTAGTGCATGTATCAATGTAAATCTTGACATTGGGCCATAACCTGTTTCAATAATTGTATGCTCAAAATCTGTTAAAGAACAATATTCTTTTTTAATAGGGTCCCACATTTGTGTATTCCCATGTGATAATACTTGGCTCCAATCGTGGTCGCTTGTTACTAAAATTATCGGTCTTTGATTGCCATATTTTAATGAAATTGTACCTGCTATATCATCAGCTTCAGAACCTTCAACTTTAACAACTTTAAATGGAAAAGCTTCTCTTATAACGTCTGTTAATTTATCAACTTCTTCAAAAAATTCATCAAAGTTAATATCCGAATCTTCTTTAGTTTTTGTCCTATTTGCTTTATAATCTGGATAAAAAGTTTTTCTCCAGTTATTTTGACTATCTATCGCAAGTACAACATCACCCTTAAATTTATTTTTTACAAATTGCAGTGAA